TACAAAAGCCGTAAAGCCGGAGATTTCGCCTTCCATGTTCACGTTGATATTGCGGATAATCAACTGCTCGTAATACTTGCACATCGCCGTCGGTATTTGTCCGGTGTCCGGATCGACCGCTATGCTGTCCATGATTTCGTCGATGTAGGTCTTGTAGCAAATGACCAGTGCTTTCTGGATGACGCGGGTCAGGCTCAGGCGGTGGTAATCGTCCGTTGTGGCAACCGATGTCGGGTCGTCGTTCAAATAGTACCCGTTCTTGCCTATGAAGGTGCGGTAGAAGATATAACCGGCATCGTGCAACGTGTTCCAGAGGCTGTAATCCTCTTCCGGTGTCTTTCCGTCCGTCAGCCAGCCTTCCGCCGCAATGCTGCCGTCGCGGACGCGGGCGATGGAGATATTCACCGCGCAAGTCGCCAGCCTGCCGAGAACCTGCCCGATAGCGGCGGAATAGAATTTGCCTTCACCCACCTTGCCGTCGGAAGCCATGACTACCGACACGCTGTCTTGGCTTCCTTCACGCGGCTGGTACAAGCCGGAGGTCTCGCCATTCCATGCCAAAGCGGGGAGCAACACCACAAACGGCGCTATTTTCTCCAAGTAATTGCTTACAACCTGCTGCGCTGCCGTTACAGCCGTCACCACGTCTTGGTCTATGCACTTGGTAACGGTTGCCTCATACGTGCTGTCCGGATTGATATTGATGCCTACCAGCCGGATACGTCCTGCTGCGGAATCAATCAGCTTTTTAAGCGGCGCGCCGTCGTCCATTGCGCAAATCTCGGTCAGCGTCTTGTCTTCGTCCACGACCAGCAGGTGAAGTTCCGCACCGTCTCCTGCGGCTGTGTAGAATGCCATGATGTCTTTATACAGCAAGGGGTTGTTTTCCTTTGTGATGCCGTATTTCTTCAAATCGCTGGTGCCGCCCAATATGTACGGCTTGTCGAGTTCCAGTTTGGAATCGACTTTCTTTCCGGAAAGGATCAATCCGGCAATGCCGTCGTCCGACAAGGTAACGGTACCGATATTGCCGTTCCCCAGCGTTATATTTACATTTGGTAAACTCATAATCTGATTCGTTTTAATAGTTTTTGAATGCCTTTCAAGCCGAGCCAAAGGGCAAGGAGTGAAAGGAGCGTTTTCCCGATGCGTATCCATGTCTCCTGCCACCACGTAAGGCGGTTCACTTCCACTTCGACGGGGTGCGGCACATAGACGATGGAATCCTTTGCCGGTATATAAACCGTATCGGGCTTTGCCTTCGCCCCGTAGTCCAGCCTCCCGTCCTCGAAACGGAAGCCCGTTTCCATGCCTTTCGACTTCAATTCGTCGTATGCCTTCAGGATAACCCTATTGTTGCTGTCGCACTCGAACAGGGCGGTCATGAGCGCCGAATCGGGCGAGAGGTAGACCGGCACGAGGCGTTCGGTCACCAAGTTAGCGGGCAGGGTCGCGGGCGTGCGGCTCACATTCTTCGGCCCTCTGCAACTCATCGCGCACAGGACAAGCAGCAGCATGGGGGCAATTATTGACTTTTTCAACGGCACGACGAAGCCGCGCCAATTCTTTCCGTACTGCATTGATTTCTTTCTTTAGGGGTTCGACCACCTGTTCCATCAGAATGGCCATCCCGTTTTTCACGTTCTCCAATTCGTCGCCCCGCGTGTCGGTCTTGGCAGCTTCCACCTGCGCCCTGAGCGATTCAAGTTCGGCGTTGTATTTCTTTCGGAGCAACAGGCTTTGAATCCATAAACCGACCGGAGCGGACACGACGCCAAACAGCAAAGAGATGATTTCGGAAGTTTCCATTCTGACTTTTACAGGTTTATTTCTTTATTTATAACAGTTCCCATCCGGCTTCCACGTCCGCCATGACCGCCGGACGTCCATTCTCTACGTGGCTGATGGCGGCGGCAAGGGCGCACATCGTCCCTTTGTCGTCCACGTCCGGCACATGCGTCGTCGGAACTTGCATTTCCTTTGACACGCGGGTGATATATCCGGAAGTGTTGTTTTCCGTCGGCGGCGCCCAACGCCGGATAAAGTCGGCGATGGTCTGGCAGCCATGCTTTTTCCGGTAGTTCTGCAAGGTGCGTATCAAAGCGCGGTAGCCCCATTTCATTTCGGTGAACTGGAAAAACTCACCATCGGTCTGCACCGGACGAAGCCCTTGCCATTTGTCCTTTGTTATCCGGATATTGCCGGGATTGCAGTTTCTGATACCTCTTGGTTCCATCGTTCACCTCCTTATGCTCCGGCTTCGTATGCCGACATGATAGCCCCCATCGCGTCTTTCTTCTTCGGAAGCACGATAAAGTAGTGGCGGAAGTTCACGAGGCTGCGCTGGTTGAGCGGGTCTGTCTTGGCTTCCGAGTAATACATCTTCGTGCTGCCCGATGCCTTAAATACGCGCTTGGTGTAGAAGGCGACGGATGCCTGATACTCGTTTGCACCGGCTGCCGTACCGAATTTTACCTTCGTACCGGCTACGGCATACACAGGGTTGTCCGAATACTCGTACACCTCGAACCCGTACAGGTTGGCAATCTTGCCGGTCGTGTAGTTGTAATACTGGTCTTTGAATTTCTGGTCGGTCAGTAGCAGGTCGTTTACATGGTCGCTACATAACACCAGACGGCGGCCTTGTACGGGGATTTTCAGTTTGTCGAATTTGTCTTTCAGGGCGACAATATCCGACAGTTGCAAACGTCTGCGGCCTTTCGTCCCGCCGTCCACGATTTCACCGGTAGTTTTCAAGACCGGGGTCTTGGCTGCGTTACTATCCGGAGCCAGCGCATGGATGGATTTGGCAAACTTCTTTTCCTTGATGGCGTCGGCGTGGCGTTCCTTCAGGCTCGCCATCTTGTCGTAGGAAGAGGCGTACAGCTCATCGTCCGTTACCGGGGTCGCTTTGGTCTGGAACTTGTCAAGACTGAACACCGCGTCATTATCGGTGATTTCCTGAACCGCCAACGGATAAGTCGTGTTATTGACCAATACCTCCGGGTCGCCGCCCACGTCGATCATGTGGATAACATCGTTCTCGGCATACTGCGAATAGTCGGGCAGCCCGTCAAGGAAGGTTGCCACGTCTCCGGCGCGGAGGGTCTTGATCAGTTCTCCCGTCCATACTTCCGTCAGCACCCCTTCGCACAATGCGCCGGAAGGCATGAATTTTCCTGCCGCCAAGGAAACGCCGACGGCGGTTGCTGCGCCTGCCATCGCGGGTACGCCCATGACAGCGGCGACCATGATGCCCATCACCGCGTTAAACAGCAGGGCAGCCAATGCTTTAAATCCTTTTGCTTTCATTTGTCTTTGGTTTGTTTTTAAGTTGATTAATAATTGGGACAGTCCACGCCGTATTCCGCTTTGTACAGCTTCATATAGGTGGGCTTGTCGTTCGTTCTAAGTTCCATTACCTTGTCGGCAGGCACGTCCGACAGCTTCTTCCATTCGAGTGCCACCGAACCGCCGGAAGCGGGGCGGATGATGTCGAGCGGCTTCTGTGCCGGGGTCATGGCTTCAAAAGTCAGCTTCAGGCTTTCCAGCCCGACCTGTTTGCCGAGCGCGATAAAGTGTTCTTTCTTCTCTGCCGTAATGCGCCGTTCGGCAATGGCTGTTTCAACGGCAGTGGTAATACCAGCCAATAGCATCTCTTCCTTTTCCTTTCTCAGTTGCTCGTTGGCCGTCTTGTAGCCCAGCAGCACTTCAATGGCGGAAAGGATTTCATTTTCCGTTGCCGTTTCCGGCAAGCCCAGTTTTAGGGCGATCGCTTTAAAATCCATCTTTTCTTCTGGTTTTTGAGTGTTATTAATAAGCAGCGGAAGGCATTCGGATTCCTCGCCGGCTGCCAGTTTCAATTCTTTGCCGCCCGAAGAAAGCATCAGGGGGAGCGCGTTGTCGTTGCCGCCTATGTCCACCATGCTGACCTCGGTCAGTTTGCTTTTCGTTATGGTCGCTCGGTATTGTCCGGGTTTGACATGCTGCACATCGTCGCTTACTTCTATGACGTCGATGTTCGCACTTGCCATGCGGAGCGTGCCTTTTTCCCATTGCGCCTTCGCCTGCTTCGACTCCTCACGCACTTCGTCAAACCAAGGTTCGCCGGTCACGCGCCCGTCCTCTTTCCTTATATCCTTTATGCAGCCGATAATCACGCCGCGCCAGTGCATCCACAAAAGGACGGGGTTCTTCTCGTATTGGGATATATCCATGCCTTCCGTACTGATCCACGTGCCGTAGCAGTTTACCGACTCATCACTGATTACTATTCGTTTTGCCATTGGAATTTTGTTGATACTGCTGCAAACTTATACCATAGGAAAAGCCCGAAGAAATAACTATGCAACGGTTACACAGATGTATGTAACGGTTGCACACTTCTATGTAACCGCTTCACGCTTTGTTGCCGGACGGCTTCTTTCTTTACAATTTTGCCGGAAAGCAAACATCAAATCATTTATGGGAGTATCAAAAAAGCAACTGGAAAAGACAAAGGAACTTGCCAAGCTCTATTACCTGAACGGCGACACGCAAAAGCTGGTCGCTGAAAAGGTAGGCGTATCACGTGTCACGATAAACAAATGGGTGAGCGACGGCGGCTGGGACGCGCTGCGTACCGCCAAATCCATCACCCGAAAGGAACTGGTCGCCAAAATCATGCGGAAAGCCGATGAAAAACTGGAAAGCGGCGAGTTCTCCGCCGACGAGATGGCAAAACTGGCTGCCAGCATCGAAAAGATAGACAAACGTACCAACGCCACCACCATTATAGAAGTGCTTACGTCATACAACAACTGGTTGGTGGCGCGTACCCAGATAGACAAGGAACTGACAACCGATTTCCTGAAAACGACCAACCGCTATCAGGACATGTTCATCGCCGAACAGGTGTCGGCTGAGAATCCGGGGCTATAATATATATAATGTATATGGGGACACAGATAAGCCAAAAGGAAGCACTGAAAAGGTGGAAGCAGCTTTGCGAGACGATACAGAACTTCTCCACCGTCAATGCCGCCGAAACGAAAGCGGAGCAGTTGGAGCGCGTGGCCCGGTTACGGAAAGATTATGCCGGGTTTGTGGAATATTACTTCCCACACTACTGCACCGACAGCGAGACCGGCAAAACCATCCCGTCGGCAAAGCACCATATCGAGGCGGCTAAAAAGATTCTCCGGAAACGGACGCTGAAAGCCGTATTCAAATGGGCGCGCGGGCAAGCCAAATCCACCCACATGGACGTCATGATACCGATGTGGCTCATGGCGCAGAAACGGCGCGAGATAAACGTCATGGTGCTGGTAGGCAAATCGGAAGATGCCGCGAAAACCCTGCTCGGCGACATTCAGGCGGAACTGCAATACAACAAACGTTATACGCACGATTTCGGAACGAAGTACAACGCCGGTAGTTGGGAGGAGGGCGAATTTGTCACTTCCGACGGCGTAGCTTTCTTCGCTCGTGGGCGTGGCCAGTCCCCGCGCGGTCTCAGGTACCGGAACCGGCGACCGGACTACATTGTTATCGACGACCTCGACGACGACGAACTGTGCGAGAACGACAGCCGCGTCCGCAAGGCAACCGAATGGGTGAAAGAAGCCTTGTTCGGCGCGTTCGGGGCGGAGGGCGGACGCTTTATCATGGTCGGGAACCTTATCAGCAAATGCAGCGTGTTGGCAAACATCGCCGCGTCGAAAGGCGTAGAAGTAAGCCAAGTAAACGTGCTGGATAAAAACGGCAAATCCGCATGGCCGGAATATTGGACGCAGGAACGCATCGAAGAGAAACGCGCCTTCATGGGCTACCGCGCCTTTGAAAAGGAGTACATGAACAACCCGATCAAGGAAGGTACGGTGTTCCGCAAGGACTGGATTCGTTGGAAAAAGATATTTCCGCTGGATAAGTACGACGAACTTGTTGCCTACTGCGACCCTTCATTCAAAGGCTCGACCAAGAACGACTACAAGGCTATCAAGCTATGGGGGAAGGTCGGGACGGAACTGCACCATATCCGCGCCTTCGTCCGCCAGTGTTCCGTAGCCGAAATGGTGCGCTGGTTCTATGACCTGCACGAAAGCCTGCCGGAAGGTGTCATCTGCAAATACATGATAGAGGCGAATTTCCTGCAAGACACCTTGCTGGACGACTTCGAGGCGGAAGGCAACCTGCGTGGATACCAGCTGCCCATACAGGCGGACAAACGGAAGAAGCCGGACAAATTCCAGCGCATTGAAGCCGTATCGCCGCTGTGGGAACGCGGCTTTGTCTTTTACAACGAGGAACTGCAGAACGACCCCGACATGCTGACCGGCATCGAACAGACGCTTTCCATCGAAAAGGGAAGCAGCACGCATGACGACGGCCCCGACGCCGACGAAGGGGCAATCTATGTGTTGCAGAAGCATTCAAGAGTACAGAAGTTTAAACCGAGCATCGGCACGCGCCGGTCTCCTAAAAATATGTGGTAAGACATGAAACAGTTTATTAAAGACATTATCCTGAACTATCGGATCAGGCGTGCCATCAAGTTGGCCGACGAACTATCCAAGGCAAGCCGCCGGAAATACATTGTTTTATTGGTGGCCGGTGTGCCGAAAGTATATTCCAAACAAGACCTGAAACGGATGATCGCGCAGCGTAAGTTCCGCAAAGGGACAACCATTCAGGACTTGGAAAAGAAAGCTATCCTCATAACCGCATAGCCTATGTTCCTGACCAAAGAAGATTATATCGTGGCAAGCAATACCGCGCTTGGCGTATTGCAGCAATGCTCCGAGGACAAGCGCCTGGCGGCGGAACAGATGGCTATCGAAGAGGTGTCCGGCTACCTGCGCAGCCGGTACGACGTGAAGAAGATATTCGCCGCTACCGGAGACCTGCGCAACAGTCTGGTGGTACTCCGCACCTGCGACGTCGCCCTGTACCATCTTTCCTCGTGGCTGCCTAACAAGATGGGGCATGAGATACGCAAGGAACGTTACGAACTTGCCCTTAAATGGTTGGAAGGCGTGCAGGCAGGGAAGATAACGCCCGACCTTCCGACCATGACCGGCGAGGACGGCGAAGAGGATATTAATAACCCTGTGAAGTGGGGTTCGGGAAAAAGCAATACTTATATCTGGTGATTATGGCAAAGAGAAATAAAAGATATTCCGGCGGCGGTATGCGCATCAGCGGCCTCAATCTGGCATCTGCCAAGGACAGGAAGCGGCTCCAGTCGCTGACCGTCGAACTGAAGCTGCAAGCCGAAGCCTTGACGCAAAAGGACATGCGTTCGTGGCGGCAGGCATGGCAGCAGGCTATCGACATCGAGAACCCGCGCCGTTACAGCCTGTACGACATCTACCGCGATGTGGAAGTGGACTTGCATCTGGAAGGTTGCGTGGGGCAGCGCAAAGGGTTTACACAAAAGAAAGCCTTTAAATTAGTGGACGCGAAAGGCAAACAGAATGAAGACGCCACCCGATTGCTGGAGGCGGTCTGGTTTAAGGATTTGGTCGGCTACATTTTGGATTCGCGCTACTGGGGGCATTCGCTTATCCAGCTGGGCGACGTGGTGAGCATCGACGGGGAAATGCGTTATACCAACGTGGAACTGGTGAACCGCAAGCACGTGGTTCCCGAATACGGCGTGATTATCCGCGAACAGGGCGACGACTGGACTGCCGGCGTGCCTTACCGCGAGGGGCCGATGGCGGATTGGGTAATCGAAGCCGGGAAGCCGCGCGACTTGGGGCTGTACCTGAAAGCCGCCACGCAAACCATCCCGAAAAAAAACATGCTCGCCTATTGGGACCAGTTCGGGGAAATATTCGGGATGCCTATCCGCATCGCCAAAACGACGGCACGCGACCCGAAAGACCGCTCCCAAATCGAAAACATGCTTTCTTCGATGGGCGCGGCGGCATGGGGGCTTTTTCCGGACGGGACGGACATCGACATCAAGGAAACGACACGAGGCGACGCCTTCAACGTGTATGACAAACGTATCGACCGAGCAAATTCGGAACTGTCGAAAGGTATCCTGAACCAGACGATGACCATCGACAACGGCAGCAGCCTTTCGCAGTCGGAAGTCCATTTGGAGGTATTCGAGAACGTCGTGGAAAAGGATGCCGACCTCGTGAAGGACATCGTAAACGACCAACTCCTGCCGCGCATGGTGAAGCATGGTTTTCCGGTGAAGGGGCTGCATTTCGAGTGGGACAACTCCATCGACTACACGCCGGAACAGCAGTTGGAGTATGAAAAGATGATTCTCGACCGCTTCGAGGTAGACCATAAGTACTTTGCCGATAAATACGGTATGACGATTCTCGGCCCGAAGAAACAGCCGGAACCGGTAGCCTTGGCACGTCCTTTTTTCGACTAAGCCCCGCCGACTATGCGGGGCTGCATGAACGGGCAAGGCTGTTGTACGATGTCGGTTCGCTCTCGCTGGCAGCCGAAGATTATCCGGACGCATCCGGCATTGAGGCGGCATTTGAAAAGGCTATGAAGTGGCTGCATGGGAAACGGATTTTCGGAGCAGGAATGTTACAGGAAAAGCCTGTGCGAAAGTTGATGGAAGAAACTGCTGCTTACCTCTCGAAAGGCATCGAGCGCGGCATCATGGAAGAACCGCCTTCGGAAGCGATGGTGCAGGGACTTCGGGAAAGCGCGGGCGTGTTCTCCGGTTTCAAGACCTTTCACGAGATGAAGGAAGCCGCCGGATTATTGCTTGACGAAAGCGGCAATCTAAAGCCGTTTGAACGGTTTTCAAACGATGTTCAAAAGATTAATGATGCCTACAACAAGCACTATCTAAAGACGGAATACGCCTTTGCCGTCCGGAGTGCCGAAGCTGCTGCCCGTTGGGAGGAGCAACAGGACGACGGGGGCGGTCGATACTTGCTCCAGTACCGTACCGCTGGAGATAAGAAAGTGCGCAAGGCTCATCAGGCGTTGGAAGGCATCACGCTTCCGCCGTCCGACCCGTTTTGGGACAGGTATTACCCGCCGAACGGCTTCAACTGCCGTTGCACCGTCGCCAAAGTGCGTGCCGCCAAATATCCGGCTACCGACAGCGGCGAAGCCATGAAAGCCGGGGACAAGGCGACCGAGGGCAAATATGCCGAGATGTTCCGCTTCAATCCGGGCAAGCAGCGGGCGGCGTATCCGGCTTACAACTCGTACACGATAAAGAAGTGCGCCACCTGCAAGAAGAACGGCTTCCCGTTGGCGAAGGTTCCCAGCAGCGAACTTTGCGCTGCCTGTCCGATCATTCGGGAATGCGCCGGGGACATCAGCAAATCACAGGCGGCCATCGAGCGCAAACATTACCTTCGGGAAATGCAGCCGCTACTAAAGAAAAAGGTCGCGCTGGAGATAGACGGGGTGAAGAAAAGCATCGGGTTCTCCAAAGAAGGGAACAAGCACCTGTACAGCGACACGTTCGGGCGGTCGTCCGTGTTGAAAAAAGAACATTTGGCAAGGCTGGATAAGGTGCTGGCTGGGTCTGTTTATGCAGGAAGTGCGGAAATATCCCCCGACCATCCTAAAACGTGGGCGAAACGTTTTCTCTATTTCAAAGGTGAAATAGACGGGAAAACAGTGTATTTAAATGTGGCGGAAGCTGAATTTGAGAACAAAGCGGGAAAAAAGAAATATGACCGTTTCCTATATTCAGTGACGGACAAAATAAAAAGCGAATAAATCGGCGACCCCTTAGGTTCATGACCAGCTTAGCCCACACGATTCACCCGCTTTTCACTGCAAATATACAAACTATTATTTAAAAAAGCAGCACAATGAATGCAGATTTCAAGAAAGAGGTCATCGACCGGTCGCTGGAAGATATAAAGGTCGAGTTCGACGAGGAGTTTGACCGCAACTTCGAGCGGAAAGCCTTCTTCGACGAAAAGCAGTGGCCCGAACGGAAGTTTGACGACGGGGTCGGCTCGCTCATGCAACGTACCGGCGGACTTCGGGGCAGCATCCGGAGCCGGAAACGGCGTGACGAACTGGTTTATTCGTCATCCAAGCCCTACGCCCGAATCCATAACGAAGGGGGCGAGATAAGGGTCACAAAGAAGATGAAGGGTTATTTCTGGCACAAGCTGAAAGAAGCGCAAGGCAAATACCAGTACAAGAAGGACGGTGAAAAACGGAACAACAAGCGGAACCGCGAACTTTCCACCCTCGAAGAGTTCTACCGTTCGATGGCATTGAAGAAGGTCGGTTCCGTTATCAAGATACCCGAACGCCGCTTCATCGGAACCGGACGGGCGACTGACCGAATTATCCGCGAGATTACGGAAATGAACTTTGAGGACTATTTAAAACGGCATCCCATCATTAAAGCAACAGACTTATGAGAAAGATTTTATATCGTGAACTGAAAAAACGCCTGTCGCGCCTTTTAATCGCCGACAGTGGCGACATCGTGTTTGCATCGGAAGAACGTATCAAACAGATAGTCGAAGCCGGAGAAACGCCCGATTACGCGATTAAACACATCGGGCTGTGGAACCGGCAAGTGGAGTTTATCGAGCAGGAAGAACACTTTCCCCTGCCTGCCGTCTTTGTCGAGTTTGGCAAACTGTCGTGGCGGCATCAGGCGGGAGGCTTGCAGGATGCAGACCTCACCATCGGGCTGCATGTCCTGACCACTGCCATGCCGGAAGGGTACGACGGCGATGAGTTCCATTTGGATTTGCTCGACAAGATAAACCACTGCCTGCATGGGTTCACCGGCGAATATTGGGGCGCATTCAAGCGGTCGGCTTCCATCCCCTGCCACGACCACGAGGAGATATTGGACGATACGGAAGTGTACCAGACGCTTTTGTATGATGATTCGGCAGTGAAGACGTTAGTCAAACGTCCGGTTCCGCCCGATACGGTTATCAGAACAAAGTAAGCTGCATATCTTGTTGCCGCTTGATAACGGAGGGATTTGTCGCGGCGTTGATGTAGTTGTAGAACGTCTTTTCCGATATGCCATAGACGGGATAGATATACCTGCGCCAAATCTCGCGGTTGGATAATCCGGATTTGGCGTATTCGTCGTATATCGAATTTACTTCGGCTACACGTTTTTCGTAAGAACAACCTTTGTATTCCATCTATATTGCAGGGACTTCTTGTTTTTTACAAAAGTACGGAAATGACAAGTTTTGGCAAAATAAAAGGCGGGATAGTTTTACTTTTCCCGCCTTTTGATAATTGTTATCCGGTCATTTTGCCGATTCCAGTTCTTGCAACCGTTTCAAATGATATGCAACTGCTATGAAAAAATCATAACTCCGCTTGTTGTTTATCTTCGATTTCATGCTTCTTAACCGGGGTCTTTCCTCTTTCAGTCTTTCCGCTGTCCCTTCCGCATCTTTGATACATTGGGAGACGCTTTGGATCAGCCCTATTTGCTCAGATAGTTTTACCATACTTTTATTCTTGGAAATACATAAACTCACCAAACAATACAAGTACCGGTTCCGTTTGCCCCATCACCCATTCACCACGTTTGTTATCCTGACCGTCGGGAGGTGAAACAATTTGGTGGATACTGCCGGGGACTAACCCTCGAAATTCTTCGCCACAAGCATTACAATGGGTAATCTTTATAGATGTGCCTCTTTGCAGCCCCCGACACAATTCCATTTTAGGAATGCTTCTTTCGGGTATTTCAATCGTCCCCAATCTATAAGACTTGCCTGTCAGCCCGCATCGTTTACATTTATATATGTCATGCGGTCGTTTTCCTTCTATCGTCACGATATTGACTTTCTCCCATTCGTGACCGCCTTCCGATAAATTAAAGACTTGCATATTATTCCACCTTTTCTACATAAATCCCAACCAAACCCGCCAAATCCTGATATACCGCCTGTCCGGTGTTACGGGTGCATTTATACACTACGCCATTCTGCGAATAATACTTGCCTGCAAACAACTCCATATTGTTATTGTAGGGTATCGGGTCGTCCTTGGTTCCGGCGTTTTCCTCGTTGATTTCTTCGTACAGGGCTGCCGTATGGGTGCTGGGCGGTTGGTTCTCCAGTACGGAACTGATGTCTTGTCGGACGCGGTATAAACGTCCTTGGTAGGTCACGCGGCTTTTTGCCTTCAACGGCTTGCCGATAAACGATTCCCAAGAGGGATGCAGGTCTTTCACCGCCAGCGCGTCGGCATTTGACAAATCCATCGTATTGATGGCCATCCGAGCAAAGAGGACAGCCTGCTGCTCCGGTGTCGCCTTTCGGCTTCGGATGGCGGCACGCACTTCCTCCAGCGTCATGCTTGCCGGTTGGGGATAACCGGACTGGAAGTCGAATTCTGTCAGCGCGTCGATACTTTCCGCTTTGCCAATGGCTTCCAGTTGGGCTGTAATGTTCCGGTCATAAGCGGTAAGGTAAGCCAACATACACCCGACAACAAACAGCACTTCCTGCGGTGCAATTTCAATCACTCCGGCGTTCGTGATAAGCGGGACGGTGGTCTCCCCGTCCTTTTCGGCCTGCTGTGCCTGATCGCGGAGCAACAGCGTGCTGTCAAGGTCTAACGTAATGGTTTTGCCGTCCAAGACGAAGATTCCTTTCGGATCTTCTCCGCTGCACCAGACAGCGACAACAGACTGCACGTCGCTTAAATCCGGTTTGAACAAGAAGGTCTCTTCCATATAGTTAATGCCGTCTTTCTGCCGGTTTTCTTCACTTTCGGGGTTATCCTGAATATCCCAACGGACACTCCATTTGTTCTGGTCGGCATTGATGCACTCGAAGCGCGACACACCTTTTGTTCCTTGTACTCGTTTCATTGTTTATCCTCCATTTTTCCTATTGTTAAAGCAATGGCTGCCATAGCCATTCCCAATTCCATTTCTTTTCTCTGTTCTTCCATCATCTCCGTAGGGAAAAGAATCGGTTCTGCAACCATTTTTTGCCAAACCTCATCGGACAATTCTTTATCGGCAAGATAGGCTGCCGTTTGAACCGTCTTTTTATCCAACTCTATTACTACTTTTACTTTTTCTTCCATGATTGATTATTTTTGATTGTTTTCCGGCACATAAGCCGATACATACGTTGTTACCTCACAAGAGACGATGACGCGCCCCGAACCTTTGCATTGCGGGCAGGTCGCGCCGTCCTTTGTTCCTTTGCCTTCACAGACCTTGCACGCCACGATGTGCGGCGGTATCGTCCTTTCTCGTTTCGGGGCAAAGGTTTCTGCCGGTGCCGGTCGCTGTGCTTCCGGCTGCCGTCTTGATTGTTTTCTTTTGAATCGTTCAAAAATGCTATTCATATCGATTTACTATTTATGGTTATACGTTTCGTCCGCCGTCCAGTTGATCGTGACGACCGCCTTCAGGCGTTTGTGTCCTTTGCATACGGGACAGTCGTGCTTGATGCGCTCCCTGTATTCGTCCATTCCCCAGAACCAGCCGTTACCATGACAATAGCTGCAAGGGATGCCGCCGAACTCCACCCGTTCGACCGGCTGCTCTTTCGGGAAGAGCGGCGGCACGATTTCCAGTATCTGCTGCTTCTTGCTCATGCCTCCGTCATGCCAAGTGGAATACTGACCCATGCCCCGTTGTCGTTCTTGACCTCGGCGCGGATGAACTGCTTGCTGATGGCAGGCTGGTAGGCTTCTTCGATGATTTGCACGCCTTCCATGAAACGTTCCGAGCCGGTCTCCTCGGCAATCTTCCGAAGTTGGACGACGCGGCTTGCCTTCAGCGTGCCTTTCGCATCGCGTGCCAACAGGCGAAGCACCATCTTAACGAGCGCCTTCGTCTTTTCGTCGCTCGCCAGCCCCTCGATGTATTCCTTCACGATGGCGATGCCGTCCTCCACTGTGTCGCGGTAGCCGTCGGTGGTGTAAACGCCAACGGTGATGCGCTTGTCGCCGGCGGAGTTGGTGAAGGTGTCCGACCGCTGCCCGTCCTTTTTCAGCTTCAGGACTTCCGACTTCATGTCGATTACGCTGCGGAAGTCGTTCAGGATGGCTTGCTTCGTGTCCTTGATACCTTGGCTGAGGCATTGGAGCGAGGGGATGGCACGCTCGATAGTCTCATCTACCAAGTCTTTGTAGGCTTCGCGGTCGCGCTTGGCCTGTTCCTTCGCGTTCTTGGCTGCCTGTGCCGCCTTGAACGCCTCGAATTGCTGCCGTTCTTCGGCTGTCATTTCGACTGTCTGTTTTGCTTCTTCCATGATGTTATCAATTTAAAAGTGAATAATCCGTATTTTTATCCTTTTCTTTTCGCTGGATGATACGTAATTTGATGTTTACCGTCTCCAGTTCCTCGATGGTCAGCCGCCGGAACTCCTTGCCGGCGACGCGGGGATTCCGGAGGTAGTCGTTCACCCTGTCCCAGTCGGTCGTGTCGATACCCATGATTTGAAGCTGATGCAGGACGGCGGAACGCATCCGGCGGAGTTCGGCGCGGGCGATTTCCCTTGCCTTCCGGTTTCCTGCCATCTCCTGCATGGCATCACACAGGGCGTCGTATTCCTTCTGCGTCATCTCGCGGAGCGATTCGGTGCGTCCGCCGGTGTACTGGCTCACGAGCGAGGTTTTCAGTTCCTCCCTGTCCGTCGTGGGTAAGCGGTTCAGCAGGACGTAAAAACGTGCGTAGTTGCGTGCTTTCATTCGAAGTCCTCCTCTTTAAGTCCGTATTCAGCCATCAGCGCATCGTGCGAAAGTGCGGTGAAACGTTCCGACAGTTCGGTGAAGATGAAAGACTGCTCGCTGTATGAAAAACCTTCCGCTTTCTTGATTGCATCGTTTAAGATTGCTTCTATTACTTCGTCCATAAGGGTATATCTATTTTTGTTCAACTTCTTTTACCGCCACCTTGCACCGCGTAGCGTTCGTTATCTTGTTTGCCAGTTCCAGATTTTCGACCTCTACGATGATAAGTCCCTCCGTCCGCGCTCGCCGCACCCTAATATCGCAAGGATATTCGCCCTCGTTCCATAACATAAGCACGTGGGCGGCGTACTGCGGTTCCATGCCTAATTGATAGATTATTTTCTTATTCATTGCTTTCTGGTTTTAATTCGTCCTTGTCACTCCAGTAGCGTTCCGCCAGCTTCGGGTAGGCTACGTATTCGCCCGTCTCGCCGATGAACCGCCCTTTGCTGAATGCCTTTCCACCTTCGACCCATATCTTCAGCGTGGCATCGTACATCACGCTTTCGGCGGCATCGCCTTTCGGGTTCTTGCCCTTGGCGTGACTGATGAAGATGAACAGCTTGTTCGGGAAGGCTTCTTTCAGGCTGATGTAGTCACGGTAGCTCATACGGGTGTACTGGAAACTATCGACCACCACGATGTTGTAACTCTTGTGCTGCCGGAGGCGCGTTTTTAGGGTTTCCATATCTTCCTGAACGAAGGCGAGTCGGCGGCTCACTTCCGACATGCCATGCATCCGAAGGTTGTTTTGCACTGTCAGGCAAGCACCTTCTTCCAAGCTGTCGTACACCACTCGGTCGTATTTGCAAAGCTCCTTGCAAAGCTGCATGACGAACGAGGTCTTGCCGTTGCCGCTGTTGCCCCAGATAAACCACACGCCGACACGCTCCGGAGTACCGAAGGCGGCTTTCCATTTCCCCTCGAACGGGAAGGTGTGGTACTTCTTGTCCAGTATGTCTTTTACGCTCAATGCTCGTTTCATGTTCCGTTTGAATAGTGTTCAAATGTCGTTTGAACGGGTTGTCATTCTCCCATGCGTTTGGCGCGATGGATGGCTTTCTTCACTCGGCGGAGGTCGAAGTCGCACGACTCGGCATCGCGAATCACTTCGTCTATCTTCTTTTTGTCCTGCACCCCGTTAGCTACGCAGATGGAATATACGTCGGTAGGCGAGGTTTCCTCCAACTCGAAATACTTGCGTCCCATGCGGCTGAAAAACTCTTTATATCCGGGCTTCTGGTAACGCAGACCGCGTTCGATGCGCTTTTTGATGTAGTCGGTACTCATAAAGATGACACCGCTTTTGTCCTCTAACTTGTTGTACAGACTGATGAAGTAGTGGAACACCGGTTCGGTCAGCTTGTCGGCTTCGTCGAATATCAGGAGCGGGGCTTCCATTTGGATAACGTCGTCCAGAATCAGGCTCCAGATTTCGCGGATATTGTGTCCGTCCGTCTTGATGCCTACCTTGTGGGCAATCTCACGAACGAAGTCGCCCTTCTTCATGTCCTCCGAACAGAGGATGTAGAACACTTCGCGGTTCTCCTCTGTGTAGAGGCGTGCCGTAGTCGTCTTGCCGCAACCTGCCTCGCCGACGATCCACGTCACGTTGCGCCAATGTTGGGCATCGTCCAGCGCATAACGGATTTCTTGGTAAGCGGAGGTTTCCACAATCTGCCAGCCGGTTTCCTTGCTTCGGCTTCCGACCTGTGCGGCGATGTTGCGGAACATTTCGTCGCTGATATTTTCGTACTTGCCGTTCACGATGTTGCTAACCGTCCCGACACTGACGTTTTTAAGGCTTCCGACCGCCTTGTTCTGGCTCGGATATTTGGCGACGTAGGCGCGGAGGTTCTCGCGGATAACGTCTTTTTCTTTGTTGCTCAGTTCGTTCATATCATTTTATATTTTATAGATTATTCATTCCTTGTTTTATAATTTGCCTGCCACCTTCCGGTAGTCCACTTCTCCGGTCTCTTTCAACTGATCCCAAGTCATAAGGCTTGCCTGCTTGGTGGCTTTGCCTATCCGGTATTCCTCCGGTTCTTGGTTGTATTTCTTCGTGCGTCGGTCGATTTCGCGCTGCACTTCCTTCGTTACCCCTTTCAGGTCGGGCGTATTCAGCCCATGCTGTTCCGGAGCCACGCCGTAAGCGTATTCTATCTCCTTGGCAATTACCTGCCGGTCGATGCGGTCGCGTATATTGGCTTCCTGCTCCCTACGGATAAATTCGGCTTCGCCTTCCGCCTGTTCTTGGATGGCTCGGTGGATAACCATATAAGGTTCTGCGATGCGCTCGAACCGGCGTTGTCCCGCTTTGTCCTCCCAGTAAAGACGGATGCTGCGCAGGTCGTTCGGGTCGTATTTGACGTGGAACTGCCGGTACGTGTTCTTCTTGCGCCATTCGTGGTCGGGGTGTCCGGGCTTCTCGTACACCTCGTAAGGCAGCTTCCTTCCGCCGATGGTGATTTCGATGCCTTGGTCGGTGAAGGTGGCGGGACGTTTCGTCCATATCCAAAAGATGTCTACCATGTCGTACACCGTCACCGCGTCCGTTTCCTCGTTCATGCTCTTTTCATACATTTCGATGCGTGAAATACCGGTGGCGGGATGCTTGGCTTCGTTCCATGCCTTGCGTGCTTCGGCGTACCGGGCTTTCAGTTCGTCCAAGGTGAAAAGTTGGTCTTTGTTCGCCTCGACAAACTCCAAGTTCGGACGGCTGCTCTCTTTCTTGGCGGTGATGTTCATGCCGGTAAACCGCCAGTCTTTGCTTAACTCTTGTTCTTGAAAGCGTTTGAATACGCTTTCTATCGTCTTGGACTGACCGCTGTAAGGGGCTGTCGGGCGGTGAACATGACATATCAGGTCGAAGAATCCCTGCTCTTTCGTGCCTTTCTGCTTTTCCAGTCGCTTGTGTCCGCCTTGGTTGTCGTGTACAATCTCGAAAGGCTTGTGTCCGCTTGTTTGGACAGCCATGCGGTAGGCATTGTATTGCGCCTCGAAATTCTCATGGTCGCTGATATAATAGCCTAAAAGCACCTCGCTGTATGCGTCCACCACTTCATATACCATCGTGGTGCGCATCTTTCCGTCATCGTCCCTGTAATACAGGTTCAGTTTCGTACCGTCGCCATACCAGAGGGCATCCCGTTTCCCCGGAAGTTCCGTCCGGTGTTTGCGTCCGAAACGCTGGTGCGACGACATCTCTCCATATACGGCATCCCACCAAAGCTGCTGTATGTCCGGACGGTTAAACCAAATCGAAAGACTCCGTTTGCTTTTTATCTGTTTCCATCCCCTTTCCGGCGCCACGCGGTTGTATTCCTCGAATATGCGCGAATCGGTATAGACCGGTACGCGGCTGCGCTTCAAGGCAACCAAGTATTCGCCGGCTTCTTTGGTTATCTTCAGCGTGCTGGCGTTGCCTACCTTGCCGGAGATAAGGGACGCATACCCGTCCTTTTTATAGCTTCTGATTTTTTCCCTTAGCCGCGCCAGATTTTCCGGAAGGGTATGCCCGTATATTTTACGCAGGTTCTCCGAGGTGGAGGCAACGCATTCCCAAAGCGTGCTTAGGCTGTTGCCGAGCATCTTCCGGTTGGTTGCCTTATCTTCCAAGTCATACACCAGCGCATTCAGTACCGAGGCGTTCAAGGTGTATTCCGCTTTCAGCTTCTCGCTCAATGAAGTTTCGACACCGTTCATTTCATACCTGTAATCTTCATAAAACATACGGGCTTTTTCGTCCATCTTTACTCTGTCTCTCATACGCTGTAACTTTAACAGTTCTGCCGGATCGCCATATTTTGTCACGAAACGGGCTTTGTATTTCTCAGGGAGCGAGGAATAGATTATCAATGCGCAAGAGCCTTCACCACCGCCACGATTGGCAGTTCTGATGTTGCCTCTGGTGATATTACTTCTTAAAGTATTATATCTTATTACAGGGTCATCGCCAGAGGTAAGCTCCTCGTAGGTCACGCATAATTCATTCTTGAAGTATTCCATCACTCGGTTGTTTTTTTACCGGTTAGTCATCCAGTTTATCTATCGGCACTCGTTTTATCAGCCGCACGGAATTGCCTAAGTTCAGTACGGCAAGGAATAACACCCAGACCGGATTGTCGTCTGTCAGTCCTGCTACCAGCATAAAACTGAACATGAAATAAGCGACATACAGCTTTTCTTTTCCGGTAAGGGTACGCCACCAAGCTATCTCCTCGTTAAACAGTTTCAACCAGTTCGCCTTCATAACTTGTATTGTTTACCGGTTCGTCACCCACTTCGACGCCTCCACGCATCAAAGCCATTTTTCGGATCGCCTGCGCCAGCTTGGTATTCTTGCGGTAGGCCAACGAATGCGACACCATTTCCGGTGTGCAGCTCATCAGGTGTGCAATCCTTGCCACTTCCCCGTATTCTACTACTATTCGTTTCTTCATTATCTATATCTGTTTTTAATCCGTTACTTTTAAAAGCCTTCCGCTATCCTCACGAACCGCGGAAGTTTTGCTACATTTGTAGCGTGTTAAACCAAATTGTATCATTATGAATAATTTCTTCGAAGAACTTCAAAAGGAGTACGATAAGTTAAGTTGCCCCGTATGTGGCTGCATTCCTCGCGTTATTCCAATAGGCGAGCACCGTTATAGAACTGATTGTTGCGGACATCCTCAACTTGAAAACATGATAGAGGAACTCGAAAATCATTTTCCACCACAAGAAGGAAAGAAACTTATCCATCCTTGGAAGAAGTAACTACTCCCATCGGCTTCCTAAGACGGCAATGCCGTGAATGTTAAAACATTGTATCTTGGCTGTTTCAGGAAGTCCTTTCAGTTCTTCTTTAATCTTTTCCAGCAATTCTGTTTTGTTGGAGCAGTTTTTTATGTGCATTTCCACAACCTGTTTTTCTGTAATTTTTCTCATAATTTCTGCATTATCTTAGTTCAACAATAATCACTTCGTCCTCAAACGCTCCGGCCAACTCCGCTTTGAAATGAGCCATCGCGCACTCGCCGTCGAATACGGCGACAAATGTCACGTTGTCCGCCATGTAGGTGAAGGTATCTTCCTCGCCCTCGAACCGGCTTAGAAAGTCCTCGACCTTCGACCATTCGTGAAAACTCACTGAAACTCTAATTGCTTTCATATAACCTTTTGTTTTATTGTTATCTTCGTGGGAGATTGCGGACTCGAACCGCAGACCATACCGCCCGAATTACCGGTTTCGGCTGTTCTACCAACTGAACTAATCTCCCTGTCCGTCTTTCCGGACTGTCGGTTATCCGGCAATCTTCTTGCCTTGTTCGTTGATTATCGAAAGGATATGTTTCCGGTCTTCGTCCCAAAGTGGCAAGCCCAGTTCGATAGTACGTTTGACAACATCCGTTTCTCCTACCAATGCTACGGCTTGGTTACGGAAGTCGGTGTCGTCATACGCATGCGCTTTTCCGATTAGGAAATCCGCCAAGTCATTATCACGTTTTCTCATGGAGATTTTAAGGGTGGCATTTTGGGCTTCAAGAGCCCCCAGACGATTGGAAATTTCCCGGAGCGATTGCCGGATTCCCGGTCTTATTGAGTTGTTCATCTCCTGAAACTCCTTGCAGAACTCGTCCTTATCCATGTTGGTAGCCATGTAAAGCCGCTCAATGATGAGATAATCTTCTGCCTTTACTGTGCGTTTGGTTCTTTCTTCAAATTCTTTCTGTGTCATTGTCTTATTTATTTTTGTTATTAATACTCTTTGATTATCGGCTTCAAACTACAACCGTAACAATTCATCAAACGATAGATCATATTCTTCACATAGGATTCAGGCGCACTGAACACGATACCGTCCTCTTCGTTGTAATGGAATGAAATACCGTCCGACATCAGCACAAACGCAACCTTATGTTTCACGCTTTGGGTTTTCCATTCTTTGATTTCGTCATTCATATCTTATCGTTTTTTAAGTTTTACTTTCAATATTCGTTTATATGCTCGCCTTTTCATATCTTTGGGGCGTGTTCATATTTTGAATACGCTGCAAATATAGATGATAATTTTCAACCATAAAAATATTAATGGGATTTTTTTCAACTTATGAGTACAATTTTATCACGCATACAGGAAATAGTAAGTAAAGAAGGTACAACAATCGGTGCTTTAGAGCGTACTATTGGGGCAAGTAAAGGTGTGTTATCAAGAGCGATAAACAATGGAACCGACATTCAATCCAAATGGATACAAAGAATAGTTGAAAATTATCCCCTATATTCTGCTGATTGGCTTTTAACAGGTCAAGGCTCTATGTTAAGAAAAAAAGAACCAGAAAACGAACCTAAGATAAACTACGAATACCAAGGAGCACCTTATTATAATGTAGACTTTATCGGAGGGTTTGATATTGTATTGAACGATCAGACCATTAATCCTGATTATTATATCAATTTCGCTCCATATAATAAACCGGGGGTAGTGTGGTGTAATATCACAGGACACTCAATGGAACCAGAACTAAACAATGGCGATTTTATCGCAATGAAGGAAATTACAGACCCAATTGAATACTTACCATACGGAGAAATATATGGTATCGTAACAGATAGCTATCGGACAATCAAACGAATGCGAATGTCTAATAGAAAAGGCTTTGTTCGTTTAATACCCACTAATAAAAGTCCTGAATATGGGGAGCAAGAGATTCCAATCAGCATGATTCGAAAAGTATTTGCAGTTTTAGGTAGTATGCACAGATTATTTTGATTATTAATGTCTTATATCTTATTATATATATGGTAATAATAAAAATATAGGTGATTTATATATACTAATACGTATAAAAAGTGTGTTTCAGAGTAGTTTTAAGGCGTTATATACATATAAATGCACTTTAAAAACATAGTAAAATGCACCCCCAAACGCACCCCCTTTCGTTACATTTCGTTTTTACACTTGTGAAAACGCACCCCCAAACGCACTCCCAAGTGCATCTCCAACATAAAAAAACGGTGTTTTCTGCTGTTCAAACCAACAGGAAACACCGTCACGAATATAAATACCGTTTAAAAGCGGCTTAAACACAAATAAAACAGTTATTTACGGCTTCTTATTAGATGAGACTGTATAATCATTGCCCGCTTGGTAATTTTACAGCTTCCATCAGTCAGTCCGGCGTGTAAAAGGCTGCTTTTAGTAATACCTACCTCCGCCTCGCTCAACACGTCGAAGATGGCGGAAATGCTGCCGAAATAGTAGTTCTTCTTTTCGTAGAGCAAATGTACATGGATAACTTTTGTCATACTCATTTGGTATTTTGTTCACTGCAAATATACCAAATAATAATTATATGGAATAATTAAATAGATGATATTCGCTTATACAGTAACTTGCAGGAAAAAGAAAAGAAGCCGTTTTAAAGCCTCTTTTATCCTTCTGGCGATCCAGACTATCAACCGAGCCAACAAAACGCCTGTGTGCGCCCCATTTACGCCCGTACAGCCTAATATTAAACGAACGTAAGCCCACATGTAAAGCAACCGTTTAAAATACCGTTCAAAATAAGCCTCTGATTAAGCTCAGTGTAAAGCAAATGTCGCTTTTCGTTTTGCGCGTCCGTCCCTGTCTTATCCTTGTAACTCGCTGATATTCTTATTCTATCCCTATTTTTCTTCTCTGTCTGTCTTTACACATTTCGTTTTACCCCCTTTA